AACACTACACTAACAAAGGAGAAAAATGAGCAACCCATATGATACACAAGTTGGCGGCGACCACTATTCTAAAATGAAGATACAACCGTCAGAATTTATAAACAAGAATGAAATGCTATTTGCAGAAGGCAATGCTATCAAGTATATTTGTAGGCACGGCAGCAAAGGTAGATTGCAAGATTTATTAAAAGCAAAACATTACATTGATATGATAATTGAAAGAGATTATGCAGATGAAATGAAAGGCAGCTCTGTCGATTCAGGAGTTGATATTAGTTATGAAGGATTGTCAATAAACTTTCCTGAAGGATCAGAGAACGATAAAACAGAAGATGAAATAAAGGTAAGTTATGAAGATAATGGTTTACCAAAAGATTTCACAGATAAATTTAGAATAGAAGATGGTGGTGGAGTATAATTATGAGTGATAAAGAGTTAACAATAAAAAAATTAGAAGATGAAATAAAGGTAAGTTATGAAGTATAATTGTTCAGTATGTAATAAGAAGTTTACACATAATAAACCAGAAACACTTGTAGGTAAGTTAGGTCCTATACCTGTTAATCTATGTAAAACTGATTTTAAAAAAATTATGAAAAAGGATGAGTTATTATTAAATGATAAAAGGTAAACTATTAATCTTACTATTTGTAATACTTGTAGGTTGCACAAGTACAAATAAGAAGATGGAAACACATCCGACTAATAATGAAAATGCATTAGAGGCATTAGATAAATTTTGGGAGTTGCTTAGGCCATTGAGAATACTAAACGGTGTTAGCACAGTAAATTAATATAACGGAGTGTAGCGCAGCCTGGTAGCGCATATCGTTTGGGACGATAGGGTCGTAGGTTCAAATCCTACCACTCCGACCAATTAAAATTCTTTAGATATACCAACTTGAGGTTGTTTCTTACAATCATCAATAACTGTATTAATATCATCTACATTACAAGATACTTTAGTCTTGATACCACAACCATACATTGTGATTACTATTACTATTAATACTATTACTTTCATACTTGAATTTTCGCTACCTGGGTAGCTAAGGTGGTCTCTGAAGGACGCACACACATACTTATAAGAATACCGATCCTGACTTATATGATATCAAAAGTACCTAGTATCATACAGACTATTATATAACCCATATAACCTAATAAACAATATCCTATTATCTTTTCGTAAATACTAAACATTCCACCACATTAGTCTTTTCTTTCAACTTCTTCATAGAAGTAATCATCACTATCACCAAACACCCACTTACTATCTTGTTCGCAGAAGAAGTACTTTGTTGATACCTTGAAGTCAGGTCTTTTTAATTCACTTGGTGTTAATGATTGTTCGTACCATAACATACGATTGTTTGGTTGAGCAAAGAACTGCCCATTGTTTAGTTTACCAATATTGAATTGTTTATGTTCAGCAGGTACTTCTGATGGCCCGATATTAATCATATTCGGATCACTATGGCAACTATCAATTGTAAATAGATATTCGCCTGACATCTTACCTTTTCCTTTAATCACTATATCAACATCACAATTTTTAAGCAATCGTTTTGTCCATACTTGTATGTCGTAAGAAAACGCATCCCACAACTCTATTACATTTAAAGGTAATTGTTCTTCTTGTTTGATATCTTTCTTCCATACGAAAGCAGATAAAGGAAACTTATCATAACAAGCACCATACTGTGGTAGATAGGCTTCAAACATGAGTGCTCGACCTTGCATAGACTTAACAGAAAGAAGTACACACTCCTCAAATTCACCATGACCTTTCTCTAGGTCATAAAGGTATTCTTTTTTAAGATAACACTTAATGTATGGTATGTTTGCTACGAATTGCATAATCTCCTCACTTTTTTAATCTTATTGGTTTAAGTCCTGTTTCTCTATTTAAATATTTATAATCAATCTTGACAACATCAAAGTCGTTCTTAATTTTCTCAGCGATTTTATAGGGGTCAAATTCAGCACAGCTATAAACATCCACTTGCATAAGAGCAGGGTTTGGCTCATCCCAAACATGAATGGCAATGTGACTTGTTTCAATCACAGCAATACCTGTGATACCTCGATTGCCTTCCATTGTACAATACTTGACATAAGGACCCATCAATATTTTCATATGAATCGATTCAATAAATTCTGTTAACCATGTAGTGAGTTGTTCCTCGTCTGTGGGAACTCGATTTGCTTCAGCTCGTATAATCAGATGTTTATGAATGAGAACTGGATTTTTCATCTATCATAATATATTAGTTATTCACTTTAGCACCAGCACGCCATTGATAGCAAGACCAGTATCTTGCAGTTGTTTTATCTTTTGCTGTATCACAATTGTGCCTTGCACGAAAGGACTTTCGTCTTGCAGGATCATCCCTTTTAATGCTTAAACCTGTTGTATCACCAAATGATACTTTCTTAATTCGATCACCGTCTTTCACATAAACATAGAACTTCTTGCTACCACCTCTTATCGGGTCATTCAGTTTAACCTTCTTACCTTGATACTCCGCTTCCGTAATCTCTAAATCCTTATAAGTGGATTCACAGATGGCGTCAATCGCCTCTACTTGTTTAAGTGTTTTCATAATACTATTTATACACCTCGCAGAACCACAGAAAATTTTAGAGAAATTTTTTTATTCTAAATCTTCTTGGATATGAGGCTCGTTATAGTCCGATTGATCTTTTGCAATCAGCAGACATTCCGCTTGTATAGACGCTATTCTCTCATCAATGACTTGACGAGGGGCCTTGTTTGGTCCATACTTCAATTCTCGTAGATGATCTGCTGATTTCTTCAAAGAATCAATCTTATCACATAGTTGACTTATTTTGTGTAGCATATAACATTAGTATATCATATATGAGAAGCTTTGTCAAGCAGTCATAGAGAGTGCTCGTTTTATATACTCGTGTGCGTTGTACTTTTCACGCCTGGCAGACTCCCTTGAATGAGAGATTAATTTGTCTTTTAATTTGAGTTTTTTCTTTTTGAGATTTGCAATGAGAGTGCGATTGTAAGAATTGTGTTTTTCGAGGGTTGTGATCTGTTTGTCTAGGTAGGCGTGTTTTCTTTTGTAAGTGTCTTTATTTGACATAAATCTCCTTATATTAGATTACATGAATACTTATATAAGTAGAAAATCCTACGAGAAAAAAATTCGATAACTTTTGGTAGTAGCCGTTTGATATATCAAGTATCTATGCCCTAACAGATCCCTTAGAAGTACTGGTTTGTATTAGGCCAGTTTTCGACCTACGGCTTCTGAGCGCTTATACATAGAAAACTAATTTAAGTCTATTCGATTACCATTGATGTCATGCAATGCAGCGTTCTGCTGGTGTGTATTCTGTGTGCTCTGTGTCTTACTCTTACTTGTTTCTGTAATGGTCTCACTTACATCCATCGTCATATTACGACCGACTTGTACATTCAGGTCCCTAGAAGCATTGATGTTTATATCACCTGCGTCTTCTCCTGTACCCAATGTTGTCAGGTTGATGTTACCACCATTGACTTCAACATTGACGTTAGACCCTTGCCCAACTTCTATGTTATAGTTATTACCTGTGATCCCTTCGGCATTGACTCTTATACGAAGACCCTTGTCGATGGTCTCTCTTGCTGTCCCTTGTATATGACAGTACTCATCATCACTTACGATATTGTAATTCTTTCCCTTGACTCTTGTAACCTTTGTACCATTAGGGAAGATTTCATAACCACTGCCACTATTATGTCTTTCGTGTATTCTCTCAGCACCAGGAGTATCGTCCATTTCTCTTATATGGCCGCCTTCGCTTTCATACACATGATTTCTAGGGTAGGTTGCATTGTATGGCGTTTCGGGTTCATCCCAAAAGGTAGTGTCTAGGTCAGGGTCTATGGGTGCAACACCATCAAAGATACCATCAATCTGAGCAATACCAACTGCAAGGTCTCGATCGGCCCTACGTATGGTCAATGAACTATGGGGATTGTCGTCATCTCCCACAGCCAGACGATTGACATCCGTTTCAAGATACTTGGGATAGTTACCGTTTGTCACATCTTGAAAACCCCTCGTAGCATCCTTAGTCGGGAGTTTAGCAGGGACACCAGGCAAAGTCCCCATAATCATAGGCTGTTGAGCATCACTACCATCTGTAAAGAATCCCACGACCCATGTACCTTCGACAGCACCAAGGGGACTTTGCCCTACACCTGATACTGTAGCAGAAGTAATCGGGTTCATTACATGGGCCCAAGGTAGATCAGAAGTAGGGAGTTTCGTCAGGTCTTCTGTGTGATACCCTAGACAACGAACTCTCAAACGCCCCAATGTCTTCGGGTCATTACGATCTTCTACGACCCCTACGAACCATTGAAAGCCATCTTTACCCATAAAATTTTTCATATACTCTCCTGTTCCTGCTGGGAAACCCAACAGATTAAGTCCACAACG